GTCAACGAGTGCTGCGTGAAAGGAAAAAGAACGTACATGCTGGTGTAGTAGGAACACTAATCGATATTGGCACTATCGGTGAAATGTTCGTAGGTGATGTAGTAACCTACAACCCTTACAAGTACAACACCTTCGTAAAGAAGTTTACCGATGTACCCGTATACAAAGGTAAACTAACTGCCTTAGAAGTATTCGATAAGGTTCCTCGTATAGTTAACATGGAGTATGCTAATGTCGATAGTTAAAATGTCGCTTGACTACAATGTATTTGTATGGTGTGACTTTGAGTATGATCACGATACAAAATATTGTAATCTACTAGAAGCATACTTAAAAGATAGTGATGTTAACCTAGCAGAGTATCTGTCAGAAGATTACATAAAGTATCTTCAAGACAGTTACGTGGAGATGAACTATGAATAGGAGTAAGAATGAAACTAGTTAACACCGTCACAAGGTTTGTGGCTGGCAGTAACAAGTACTTCGATATCTTTGAATGTAAGGTTGATGAGGTTGAAGCGTATACTTCTGCCTCAGATAAACTTATGATCAAGGTTACTATCGAAGGTACTGAGTACTCTGGCTTACATAACAAGTGGGTATACGACTTCCTATGTGAGAATGAAGGTACAGATTCCTTTGTAGTTATGTGGCGAGCACCTAAAGGTGATCATATGCTAGCATACGTCAAGGATATCTGGCTTAATCATCTTGAAGGTAACGACAAGAATGAGTCAATCAAGGAAGAAGATATACCCGATCGAGAAGAGGGTGAAGCCTTCGTCTATATGTGGGTAGATCAAAACGACAAGAAGTATATCGGTAAACATAAGGGCAGTACAAGTGACGGCTATATATGTTCATCAGAAAAGGTTCTTGAAGAGATTGATAAGAACCCTTACAACTTCACTCGAACTATCTTAGCATATGGTACTGATGAAGAGATGCTTGAGCTAGAAACTATGCTGATCATGCAGCTAAAGGCTACTCGCTCAGGTATGTACTACAATATGTCCAACAACTTAAGGAAAGACTAACATGAATAGCTATAACTTTGATATTAAATTAAACACATTATCTTTCGAGATTTGTATTGATTCAATAGCTAAATACGGCTTTTTCGAACATAAAACTCTCGGAGAAGATTGTGCAGGTGGTCTATGGTTTGATAATGACTTTCAACTTCAAGACTATGATGGAGAAGCTATCCTACCAACTCAAGTAAAAGAAATCTTAATTAAGCTAGGACATATCAATGCACAAAATGCTGACGAGTTTTGAGAGAGGACTTATTAAGTTCTATAAAATAATGTTAATGGCTGCTATGTTCTTAATTGGACTTAGCATTGGTCATTTGTTAATTAAATTCTTGGAGAATTAAAATGGATAAGAAGACATATGAGGATCTCGTAATTAAAGCTGGCTTCTGCACATGGTCAGATGAGCCTTGGAAACCTGAAGGGCAACTAGTAGACTGGTCTACAGGTTATACTAAAGAGCTAAGGAAATTTGCCAAGCTAGTTGAAGACTACGTTCGTAAGCAATATGATGAACCTAAGTCTTGAACACCTAATAGTAGGTGCTACTGGCGTTGGGTATCTCATTGTAGGGCTATTGCAATGGTCCAAGGGTGAGATGTCCAATGGTATGATCTGGACTGGCTACGCATTTGCACAGGTAGGGTTATGGTTAAATCTTAAGTAACAGGAGTAACACATGACAACAATAGGGACAGGAAACGTAACACTGGTTAAAGAAAATGAAGATGGCAGTGCTATATACCAATTCAAATTCCCACCAGAAGCTCTAGATGCACTAACAAGGCTTGGTATCATGACTGCTATTCAAGCAGGTATTGATGAGGCACTAGAAAATTATACCCCAGAAACAGACGGTACCTAATAGGACTAAAGGAAAAACATGAACATCGAAGACATCCTACCACTAAATACCCAAGAAGAATGTGCCGAAGTAATTCAGGCTATCTCTAAGGTATTTAGGTTTGGTCTTAATCAAACACACCCTGAAACGGGTATCAGCAATAAGGAGAACCTTCAAACAGAGATTGGTCAGTTGTCTTTTATGTTAACAATGCTTGTTAGTCAATGGGACTTAGATACAGATGCTATCGAGGAATCATACCATAACAAGATGGAAACATATCAGGAATGGTATAAATATTTTCCTAAAGAGGGAGCATATGTTAATTGAAACATCGCCCGAAGGGTATACAGAAATAACTGTAGTTATTCGTAATCCCTTTGATAATGAATCAACAAGCTTATTTCTAGAGTTCTTAGACACATTGTCAGAAATGGAGATGGTATATGACAGAGCAACAGAAGACGAAGACTTTGAGTGACTGGGATGTAATGTACATGGATATCTGTAACGTAATCTCTAAGATGAGTTATGCTACGGATAAAAAGGTAGGTGCTATCATCGTTAAAGATGGTAACATTATCTCATTCTCTTACAATGGTACTGCTAAAGGAACTGATAATGACACCCAACGTAATCCAGTGCTACACGCAGAAGCTAGTGCAATTGCTAAGGTCGCCAGTAGTAACTATTCCACGCGTGACGCTACGCTTTATTGTACTCTCGCCCCTTGTATTGATTGCAGCAAACTTATATATAGCAGCGGAATTATTCGGGTGGTTTACCAAGACGATTATAAGTCTATGGAAGGAGTAGATTACTTACGCAGCCTTAATATACTTGTCAACGAACAACCTAGTAATACTCGACTGTTTAAAGATGAGGAACTGAAGATGACAGGACTACTATGAATGAATACCTGTGGATGGCTACTATTGGTATGGTAAGCATTGGTTTGTACATGACTTACCTTATCAATAAGATAAGTGACTTGAACGAACAGTTAGAACAATACCATATTGTGGTTTTAGAGATGGCTAAAGAATTAAAATCACTTGGTTCAGATAAGGTAAACATTTATTATGAAGACGATGAAGAGTAAGATACCTAAGAACATTAAGGTTAATGTAGCTTGTATACCTCCAGCAGAAAAAGAGATTAAACAACTCTTCTCTGATGTGTTATCAGACTACAGTACCCGATTCAATGTTCCTGTTACAGGTAACAAAGTACAGATACATATCTGCCTGGTAGAGTATGAAGAGAAGACAGAGACACAGGGATTAACTACTATGTCTGATGATCTTAATAGAGTGCTAATACAGGTACGAGATCCTTTCCTAAACAACTGGGAAGGTAATCGGTATATGTCTGATCATTTCTTAGCTATATTGTGCCATGAGTTTGTTCATGCTGCACAGTTCTTATGTAAACGAAATGGTTTTACTGTAAAAGGTTTAACGTATGATAAGAAAGATGAATTCGAATCATATTGTTTTGAGCCTATGGAAATGGAAGCTCGTATGCTAGAGTACTTCTATGCAGAAAAATATGGAGGTAAAATCCTATGAGCAAATTAAGACTATGCGTAGATATAGAGACAAATGGTTTTATGCCTGATGTTTCTAAGATCTGGTGTATGGTCGCTGTTGATTCTGACACGGGTACTGTGTACTCGTTCTCCGACTATGATAGCGAACTTCCCTCGCTCAGAGAGGGTCTAGAGTTCATTGGAACCGCTGACATCATCTTCGGTCATAACATTATTGGCTATGACCTTGTGGTGTTGAAGCACCTAACAGGTTGGATGCCCAATGATAATCAACAAGTGACTGATACCTGGATACTATCTCAGATAAACCAATATAAGCGTGATCATAAACATGGTCTCGAAGGTTGGGGTTCTAAGTTAGGATTTCCTAAATTACCCTTTGATCAGTTCGATTCTTACTCTAAAGAGATGCTTACATACTGCATCCGAGATGTAGAACTAAACGTAAAGGTATATAAAGAACTTGCTGAAGAGTCTGTTAAAATCCTACGTAAGCACCCTAACTTTAAGAAGGGTATTGAAGTAGAGATGGAGTTCTCTAAGATAGAAGCAGATATCCGTAACAAAGGATGGATGTTTGATATGGCAGGTGCTCAGACACTACTCACTAATATCAATAACAAGTTAGATGCTATCGAGCAGGTACTAGAACCTAAGATCGGTATGCGCTGCATTAAGATTGATAAGCCTGATGAGTATAAAGAACCAGCTTGGCGTAAGGACGGATGCTATACAGTGTCTACTGTAAAGCACTTCGGTTATACACAAGAGAGTGGTAGAGAAGATCGCCCTATTGCTGGTCCATACTGCCGAGTATCTTTTGAGCAAGGTAAGATAGGATCAATTGAAGTCGTAAAAGACTGGCTGTATTCTATTGGATGGGTACCTGATGAATGGAATGTTGAGCGTATCAACGGTAAATTCGTAAACAAGTCTCCTAAAATTACAGAATCAAGTCTAGAGAACTTAGGTAACGATGCAATGTTAGTATCAGAATACTACACTGTACGTAGCCGTAAGGGTATTCTCGAAGGATGGATTGAGGAAGTAAGGAAGTCACCTGACAATAGACTTCATGGTCGTATGTGGACTATCGGTACACCTACTTTCAGATGTCGTCATGAGGTAGTAGCTAACCTACCCTCAGTAGACTCTGTTTATGGTAAAGAGATGCGATCACTTCTTATCTGTGAAGAAGGTACTACCATTGTAGGTGCTGACTCAGCAGGTAATCAGATGCGAGGTCTCTGTCATTACATTGGTAACGATGAGTTCACTAATGAAGTGATTAACGGTGACGTACATCAACGTAATGCTGATGCGCTAGGTGTCTCTCGTAAACTAGCAAAGCCTTTCCTGTATGCCTTCCTATTCGGTGGTGGTGCAGGTAAGTTAGGTCTAATCCTAAGTGGTAAACGAGATACTAAACTAGGTCAAGAAGCTATGGATAAGTTTGAGAAGTCAATTCCTGGATTGTCTGAACTTAAAGACAAGCTGATGACGCAGTATCAGAATACCTCTAATGCCTTTGGTAAGGATAAAGCTTTTGTACGTGGTCTTGATGGTCGATTAGTATTCGTGTCATCACCCCATCAGGTACTTAACTATATCTTACAAACAGCTGAAGGTATTACTTGTAAAGCAGCTGCCGTATACCTCAAAAGAAAACTAAGGGATCGAAAGATCCCACATTACTTTGCTCTTCATTATCACGATGAAGTAGCAGTTGTCTGTAAAGATGAGCACGTAGAAGAGGTACGTGAGTTATCTATCGAAGCTTTTGTTGAGGCTCCTAAGTGGTTTGATATCACTTGTATGGGAGGTGACGCTAAAGTAGGTAAGAACTATGCAGACGTTCACTAAGAAAGGAAGAGTATGATTGCACCAGACGATCAATTCGACTTAGCGATCATTGATGCTGATAGTATTATCTACCAGATAGCCCACTACCAGCCATCACCAGCATTAGCTAAGAAAGCTT